TAACTCAATATTTTGATGTTGACTGAAAATAATACACCATAGCTCAAAATTTTTTGAGCGTTTTTTTGAGCGCAGAAAAAACTTTATTTTGAATATTTTATTTTTGAAAATTGTTTTTTTGAAAATTGTTTTTTGGAAATTGTTTTTTGGAAATTGTTTTTTGGAAATTGTTTTTTGGAAATTGTTTTTTGGAAATTAGTTTTTTGAAATTAGTTTTTTCAAGTACTCAGTGGTGTTTGAACTTGAATAAAATGTACACGAAGAGCAACTTTTATGTTCGGTGACTCGCAGACGTTTGGCGGTTTGCTCTTCGTCTGCGTGTTTTCTTTTTATTCTTAGTGACTTCGCCGCCACCACTACGTGTTCTATTCGTCAAGAAATTCACAATTTCAGTGTGTCCTTTTCTACGAGCCATAAGTAATGGTGTTTCACCATTTTCGGTTTCAGCATTGACATCAGTACGGTTTTCAACTAAATACTTTATATTTGAGGTATTGAACAGCGAACACATGATTATTTAAAAGAATAATAGTATTTATGATTATATTCCATGGCATCAAATATTACATTCATGCAAACGCCAGCAGATAATTTTTACAAACATGTCATGGTTGACGTTCCACCTGTGTACATGAAACAAATTGTTGGAAAAAAAGGCAAACATCTCAAACAATGTTGTGTAGATTTTGGTGTGAACAATATTTGGTTCAATATGAATCGACACATTTTGGAAATTTGGGGTCCAAAAATGAATATAGATAAAGCGGCTGACCATTTTATGAAAAAGATAGATACAGTACGAATGAATATTCCGATTTCGGAGTTGAAAACTCATTTAGATTTAGTAAAACGCGAAGAAGATATGCATGTAAGTGGTTCTGTTGATGGGGTCATCACAAAAGACCAACTGAAACTTTTGATCGGAAAAAATGGCAGACATTTCAAACGAATCACAAGAGACAGTGGTGTCAGTTTCATATGGTACAATGATGAGAACAACTCAATAGACATATGGGGACCAAAAGATAATTTATCATCATGTATCGAAAAACTATCGTCATGGATGACTAAAGTTCAAAAAATGAATAGTGTATCAATGTCAGATAAAAAGAACATTAATGATGTCGAAATGATTGACTAAAGTGATTGATGTTCAATGTTCACAAGCTCCTCCATTCAGCAATCGGGGTTTTTTTTCCATATACATAATCTCCTTCGGACACAAGTAAACGTGCTTTTCTTAGTGGAATATGAATATCTACACGTGACGACAGTTTTATCATACCAAGTGGTTGACCTCGTTTAACAAACATACCTGGCTCAGACCAGTTTACAATGCGACGGAATAATTGACCAGCGATTTGATCTACACGTATGATACCGAAATTGTTTTGAATCACAGTGGTAACCTTTTCATTATAATCTGATTTCTCTAAAATATGTGCTAAGTTGAATTGACCGTCCTTGTATTTTACAGTGCGTACTTTTCCATTCATTGGAAACCATTGAACATGAACATCAAAAATGTTCAAATAAATTTTAAGAATCATACTTGTATCAGTCTCTTCAATACTCAAAACCTTACCGTAACATGGTGAAGAAATCACATTTTGGTCAAATGTTTGTCTTCTTATATTAGGCACTCTATACATAAATATTAACGATAACAAAACTACAAGAACAAAAACAAACACATGAGTTATGTCTCTAAATACACCCATTAATAAAAGTAATCCGATAACAAGATCCATAGATTCTTGAAATAATAATGTCTTCATCGATAATATTTATAAATATATGTAGTAAAAAACTACTTAAATATTTACAAACACATAAAGTCATACAATGAGTTCTTCTGATACATATGCATTTCAAGCTGAGATCAATCAACTTCTGTCATTGATCATTAATACATTTTACTCAAACAAAGACATATTTCTTCGCGAACTAATCAGTAATGCGTCTGATGCGATTGATAAGTCACGTTTCCAACTTCTTGCGTCGAACCATGAATTGCGTGATTTCATGATTCAGATCGAATCCAATGAGTCAGAAAAGACGCTCACAATCACAGATAACGGTGTTGGAATGACAAAACAAGACATGATTGATTGTTTGGGCACAATTGCAAATTCTGGAACAAAACAGTTTATGGAAACACTTAAAGACGGAACTGCTGATATGTCAATGATCGGGCAGTTTGGTGTAGGGTTTTACTCTGCTTATTTGGTAGCAGACAATGTGAAAGTGTATTCCAAGCATTTGGATTCACCTTGTGTGTACTTATGGGAATCACAAGCTGGTGGATCGTTCACCATCACAGAGGTTTCAGATTTCAACCTAGAACAAGGCACAAAAATTGTTATGAATATCAAAGAGGATTGTGTTTCGTACCTTGCAGAATCAAAAATTAAAGAGATTGTGAAGACACATTCGGAATACATTACACATCCAATTCAACTCTGGACAGTAACAACTGAAACCAAAGAGGTTCCTTGTGAAGATGATGAAGAAGAAACAAAGAATTCAGAAGAGGGTACAATTGAAGAAATCGACGAGAAAAAATCAACCGAACCTCCGAAAACGAAATCAATTACTGAAACTCGTGAGGAATGGATTCAAATCAATACACAGAAACCAATCTGGCAACAGAAACCGGAGGATGTTACTGACGAAGAACATGCGGCATTTTACAAGTCACTTACGAACGACTGGGATTCCCACATGGCAGTGAAACATTTTCAAGCTGAGGGTCAGGTCGAATTCAAATCGTTGATCTATGTACCTAAACGAGCACCTTTTGATATGTTCAAACAAGCAACAAAAAAAAACAACATCAAACTTTACGTGAAACGTGTTTTTATAATGGATACTAGTGATGATTTGATTCCAGACTGGTTGAGCTTCGTTCACGGTATTGTGGATAGTGAAGACTTACCACTTAATGTATCAAGAGAAATGCTTCAACAAAACAAGATAATGCGTGTTATCAAAAAGACATTGATTAAAAAATGTATTGAAATGATTAACGACATGGTTGAAGACGAAGACAAAACGAAATATTCTAAATTCTACGAACAGTTCCACCAAAGCATCAAATTGGGCATTCACGAAGACTCAACCAATCGTGATAAGCTCGTCAAATTGCTTCGATTTGAAACGCTTCGTCATTCGGAGCCAATTTCACTAGAAGATTATGTAAACGAAATGAATGAAAACCAAAATGATATTTATTATATCACTGGCGAATCACGACGTGCAGTGGAACGTTCACCATTTGTTCAAGGACTTGCATCAAAGGGATACGATGTCTTGTTTATGGTTGACCCTATTGACGAGTATATGACTCAACAAGTGAGAGAGTTTGACTCACGAAAACTGGTGAACGTCACAAAACATAATGACGTATTTGTTGAGAAAAACACTGAAATGGAGGAAAACATTTGCAAAAAAATGGCTGAGATTCTTAAAAATGACGTAGATAAAGTGATTGTATCCACCCGTTTGGAGAAAGAGCCTTGTTGTCTTGTTTCCAGCGAATACGGATGGAGTGCAAACATGGAACGAATTATGAAAGCACAAACTCTACAAAACAACAAGATGGCGTTTTCAATGGCTGGAAAGAAAACCATGGAAATCAATCCGAAACATCCAATTATTAAAAAGCTTCAAGATGGAATCATTAAAAGCTCCATGTCAGACAAAACAATTAGTAACATTACACAATTAATGTACGATACGTCACTCATTTCATGTGGATATACACTTGAAGACCCGAGCATGTTTGTTTCTAGAATTAACAATATGATTTCGATGGGTATTGATGTTGACGTGGAAGATACATCGCCTGTGGATGCTACTGATGATACTACAGAATCATCTATTGAAAAAGAACCAAATACCAAGATGGAAGAAGTTGATTAGGAGTTATATTATATACACACAATGAACAATGAATAAAAAATTTATTTTTTCTTATAATAATTAATATTAATTAATGTAAAGGTAAAATCTCCAATGTCTAAGATTAAAAACCAACTTAAAATTAATCGTAAAAGAAATGATTCAACGTCTCTAATGTCTCATCCTCTTAATGAAAATGAAAATGATAAAAATAACGATAAAAATCAGGATAAACTAAATGTTTTTTTCACCGTCAAAGAGGAAAAAACAGGAAAAGACAAGTATGATTTGAATAAAACTATCATGAAGCTTATCAAAACATTAAAGGATACACACGACATCGAGATTGATGAGAAGTCTTTAATTGCTATGTTTATAACACACATAATCGATCTTAAAAATCGAACTGTACAAACAGGAGGTTATGTGAGTGATGATGACTGGGAACAATCTGACACTGACTCTGAAATTGAGACTGAGACTGACACTGAGACTGAGACTGACACTGACTCTGAGATTGAGACTGACACTAAATCTGACACTGAATCAGATTCAGAATTGCGAAATGATGATGCTGATGATGCTGATGATGATGATGATGATGATGATGCTGATGATGATGATGATGATGATGCTGATGATGATGATGATGATGATGATGATGATGATGATGATGATGCTGATGCAGATGATGCTGATGATGCTGATGCAGATGCAGATGCTGATGATTCTGATGATGCTGATGATGATGCTGATGATGCTGATGCTGATGCTGATGATGCTGATGCTGATGCTGATGCTGATGATGATGCTGATGCTGCTGATGATGCTGATGCTGATGCTGCTGATGATGCTAAGTCACAACTAGGGGGGAAAAGCAGATCGCCTCAAAACAAACCCAAAGAAAAAAAGGTTGATTGGAAAATAAAAGAGGCTGCCACGGTTAAACGAGAACAAGAAAACAAAAAAAAACTGCTATATTTCAGCCCTATGTATTTTAAATTCACAGGAACATTATGTACCAAAGACCTTATTCGTGTTAATTTATTGCAAGCTCCTCACATACTTGAACTCATAAATTCTAAACAATTAATCCTCAACATATCAATAACTGAAATGAATATCAACATTAAAGATGTATTCTCAATGAAACCAAAGAATTTGAAATCTTCGATACAGAATATGAAATCTCTTTCTGCTAAAAAGAATAAAGCTCAAAAAACAAGAGAACAAGATTTAAAAGAATTGATTAAAACATGTAATGATAACATTTCTCTTGGATTTTTAATTGATTCGCTTGAAAAGTATTCACAACAGTTGACACCAAATGAAAATAATAAACCAGAAAAAACCCCAAAAAAAAAAACTAACATTTTTGGGTTTAAAAGAGGTAAGCAAAGAGGTGGTTACCAAACTGAATATGTACATCATCCATTAACCCATATGCAAAATAATCCCCGAATTCTTTCTCGTGAAAGGAGATTGATAGAACAATTTGATATTGAATTGCACATAATTATGATGATTCAAAAAGTGATTAGGATTCTTTCGTACAGATTCTACATGACGAAATATGAAAAGGTTTCAACTAAAAATCTCAAATTCATATTTTACGAAATTGTTTTGAATTTTGCATTCTTCATTTTATTATTCAATGGAATGGAGTCAAAACTTACATATTACTTGTTTGATCAATTCGGTACATTTATAATGTTGTTCCTTTACATGAAATGGTGTGAATCGAACTCGAAGGAACTGAACATAAATTATGCGTCATTAATCATAATGTGTCCATATTACGTATTGATTCAATAACCATATCTCACTCACATTGAATGTTCAAAAGTTTGTGATGTCTATGACAATAAATGCTATTTTTCTTAACAATGGATGCACAATGAGATCCATTTTTGTTTCTGGATGCACATTTTCTCCCATTACCAGTCAAATATGGTCTCTTCGTATCACAATGTGACGATGAATGGACAAACATCAAATTGTTTAAAAAAATAAGTTTGCGTCGATTTCTCATTATTTCAAATATAGATTCTTTATATTTTTTTATGGAATTTCTCAGTTTTATGTCAAACTGAACATTTTCATTGCATTTCAACATTTTTAATCTTTTTACTTTTGATCGTTATACAATTCTTTAAGTCAATTGATACAAAAAATGAATCCGTGGCAATGTAGAAACTGTTTGTATCCATTATACGAAGACCACACACAAGGTACACTCATATGTACAGAGTGTGGTCTCGTAAATGAGAGTCACATTGCATATGCAAGTGATTTAAAAGAAGACATTGCATCATTATCATATTCAAAACAAGAACACACAAATACCAAGTTATTAACATTGAGTTTGAGAAAAACCACCGACCCCCAAAAAGCCAAAATACAAAAGACCCATTCTCATTTCACGCAATTGTGTCAAGGATTTGAAATTCCAGAAATCATTGTCAATGAAGCAAACCAACTTTTTACAGAATTATGTAACCGAAAACTATATAGAGGGTCTGTCCGAGTTGGCATGATTGCATGTAGTTTGATGTGGGCGTTCAAGATTCACAATGTACCACGAACCGTTCAAGAAATATCAAACATAACTGGTATTGTTCCACGAATCATTCACAAAAGCAACAAAACTTTCCGACTGGTTATGGCAGACTTGTTATCTGGCACACAGTCATGTATGTCACACACCGACATCATTCCAAGATACTGTTCGAAACTACAATTGGATGATACAACACATAAGAAACTCATTGTAGGAGTGCGAAAACTACTTGATTTAAAGTTACCATTGTTCGACGGACGAAAAATAACTTCGATTGTTGTTGTATCTATTGTTTATATGTCTTCATGTTTAAAAATTCCAGTGTGCAAAAAAGACATCAGCAACTTATTTACAGTATCCATGGTTACAATAAATACACTATTAAAAAAGTTATCAACTTGTTGTCCCAAAAATATACTATGAAGTAAGCATCTGAAACTAATCACAGAAATAAATTCTAAAAACAAATTCTAAAAAATCAAATAGAGTGTTTCATTCAATCAATAATGAATAAATATTTACGCTAACCCTGAAGGCTGGTTCTTCCATGTTTTTGAGAAAGAAATCAAATTTGATTAAATAAATGAGTAACAATTCCAGATATGATTGATTCTGTAAGATGTTCTTTTAATAGATGAGCTAACTCTTCAGGTGTTCGAATCAAGGTATCATGGTTTGCGTACAAATCGTAAATCACACCAGGGGAATTCACCTTTATAAAGTTTATGATGTGTTTAATTTGTTCATCGTTCAACAAGTTTTTATAATCAATGGTATGGGTATTTAACTCTAATTTATCAATGATTAATGAATCAAAGATTTGTTTTTTGGAGCCAACACTTTCGGTAGGACTTAATGATTCCAAACTATCATAGCTTGTTGATTTTACTTTATTCAATGTGTTGACAGTATTTCCCATTAACACATCTGAACTATGACTTTTGCTGATAGATTTTCGACGAGCGTCTTGTGTACACGGTTTTTGTGCTGCTGGTACTGTAGAGGTCTTCTGAAGAGTTTCTGAACTCATTGATTTTTTTAAATTTCCTGATTTTGTTACGTTCATAATGTGGTGTAGTTTGTGTGAGCAGTCAACGGACTTGTAGTGTAAACTTGAAGAATATCATCAATTTTTTCCAAATGGACAGTTTACGAAAAATGGCAGACTTGGGTCTTCTGTTGTGTTTTGATAAAGATTTTACTTATTGTTAATAATTAATATTAATATAAAATGCAATATGATTTTATTTTAGCAGGATTAGGTCCTTCTGGAATAACCACGGCGTTACACCTAATGAAATCTGGAAAATCTGTTTTGCTTTTTGACTCAAACTCTTCACTGGGCGGATGTTGGGCACACACATATGATAAAGGCGTGTACTTCACTGAACATTCTCCAAAAGTTCTTTTCTCTCTTGCAAATCATGATTTCAAATCTCTTCTAAATTTTTTACATGTTGATCCTAAATTAAAATCGGTGTATTCGAAACAAACGCTGGTATTCGCATCCATCATTTATCACATATTTACATCGTTCCATCTGTGGGATTATCTTCTTTTGTTTTCTTATGGTCTTTCCTTTTTAATCAATAACCAAACCACAGTAGACAAAAGACAAACTGTTTATGAATGGATGGTTACTCACAAGATCTCAAATAGTGCTAGAGATTTCTTTGAAATGATGTGTATTGTGATTAACGGAACAAGCTCGAAACTTATCAAAATGCATAATTTATTTTCATTCATGTCGAAGCCTGGACATATATTTGGTAGGATTGTCCAATTAACGAATCCAAACGAATGGTTATATTCCGCTTATAACAAACTATCATTTCAAACAAACATCGATATTCGATTCAATGCAACCGTTCACTCCATTCAAACACAAAACGATGTTGCCAAAAAAGTTGTAATTCACACAGGAGAAGAATTCGAAGCGAAACAATTCATTTTATGTGTTCCTATTCGAAATTTATTGGAGATTTCATCGAGATCTGACAAAACAGTTCAACGAAACTGGTTCAAAAGTTTAGAAGAATTTGGTTCCTATGTATCTCTTTCATCTTACTCTGGAATCGGTATTCAATTTCATTTTGATGAGACTATTCTATCAAAAAGACTGTGGTGCTGGTCGTGTACAAGTGAATGGATCATACTTGTCGTTGATAAAGGTAACACATTGAATTCCAAAGACTTAAGTTTAGACAAAAACATCAAAACTGTATGGAGTTGTGTCCTATGTGATACAACAACAAAAAACAAGAATGGAAAATCCCCGAACGATTATGAAAATATCAATGATCTAACTATCGAAGTATTAAAACAATTATCAGATAAACACGGTTCAACATTATCACCCAAATACACATCTATATCAAATACAGTATATCGTGATGAATACGGTTGGAACTCTTCAGCATCGAGTTTTACAAATACACAGGGAAATATACCGTTTACAGGAGTTATAAAAAATTTACACACAGTCGGACCACATAATATGGACGAAATAGTTGTTATCGATTCTGCCATCAAAAGCGCCAAGATGTTTTGTAAATCGGTTCTGAAAATGAATCCGCTATTTTAGGTTGGATGACGTAGATTCCTCATTTTCTTTCGTGGATACATTTTTATTATTTGTTGATTGCTCGCAATTAGGATTTTTCAGTTCGACAGTCTTTTCTAAAAGGAGTAGTTTGTGCTTTTCTTTTCTTCGAATGGCTAGTAAAGCGAATTCGCGTTGAAACTTTACGATGGCTTCCATAAGTTGGATTGATCTTGACACCTCGAGTAACGCAATCTCGGTCATTTTTGGTTGCCCGATTGCGTCAGCTTTCACACGAATTGCACGTGGCTTTATAATTCCTCCGCGAACTCCCAGCATTTTATTATGTTTTGAAGGTAAGTTTTAATCATTTTTCCCATTCAAATTAATCATTTTTTTTTTCAATACCCGCCGAAACACTTTCAGTTTGATATTCATCATGGTTAGATTGTTCACACTTATTATTTCTCATTTCACGATAGCATGTGCGTTTTCTTTCTTCCACATGATGAAAAAACTGGTGTCTTCTATAATCAGCCATCTTGTTTGTAAAATATTTACATTTCGGACACCCAAGAAACATGATCTTTTATTTGTCAATATATTTTCCACATAAAAGTATATTTTTATTGTGTATCCTCAAGATTGTGTATCCTCAAGATTGTGTATCCTCAAGTGTATTTTGATACATAGAATTGTCATGTTTTGTAATGAAATTCAACTCAGATGGTCTCGAACATTTTACACCTTGTAATGATGCGTATGTTAAAAATGGTATACTTGAATATAGTTTACATCGTGATTCTATGATGACGAGTTTTAATACTTTTTTCATTGTGATTTGTTTATAGAATAGAATTTCGTGAGATGCGTAACTCTTTAGTATATCGAAAAGTCGTTCTCTAAAATTCAACACATCATCCATGGTTGGTGTGCGAAGTTCATTTTGTGTATATGTCAAAAACCATCTGTAAAACTTGTGGTGGTTTTGTTCTGATTCTATACTCATATGTATTGTATTTACGAGTTCGTCAAGAACATACGCACTCTCCGACAAAAACAGTTTTTGAGTCCAGTCCAATATGTTCACATTTGTCATTGAAATGACAGCTCGATTTTCAAACCAAAACATTATTTCAAAAGTCCACAATAATATCGGCGCCTTTAAATGAATGTTGAGATTCTTCCTCTGAAATTCGTCCAGACCGTTGTACCAATTACTCTCTTCAGATGTAAACTCGTGAACCACTCTCATCCAATGAGCAGATAATGAATCATTGTTTGTATCAAACAATGTATATGGTTGGTCAATAAATACTCTTTCATACATCGTGTACACGTCAGATCTGTAACTCAATATTAACACACTCCAAACCATGAACAAAAAGATTTTAAACCCCAAAAACATACAGTATTGTTGTATAATGCCATGTGAAAAGTATACAGATTTCGGTCTTATGTTCAGGTGTGTTTTTAATGTTGTTGAAGGAATCTTTCTCGATGTTAAACTCTCGGTGAATCGAAGTCTTTAAATTCTTTTTATTTTAATTTTGTGTGTTTTATGTTTGTTACAGGTTGTAAAAAAACGAACATGAATAGTTTCTCTTCAATTGAATCTTAAAATTGAACGTTCGCTTGAACTATCAAATAATCGAGTAACATGTATTGCTACCCAGCATAATGACTTGTATACAAAGGAACGTTGTTTATTGTTTCTATGACCAAAAAAACCATCTCTGATTAAATCATTTGAACTCATAGTTCGAAACAAGTGAATCAACGCTTGACGTTTCATGCTTTAAATATTTAAATAAAGTAACTAAATTTTCGTTTATTCTTTAACGGTATTTCATCACACGTAATCAACGTATATATTGAATAGGGATTCTTTTTCATTTATACTAAAGTGGATAGCATATCACTATGTTCTTATTGGCGATATCTTATGGTGTTTTGTGTAAATTTAATCCACCATGTTAATAATATACTTAGGATAATATGAACAATCAAAATCATCAAGATTGGAACATCGTTGTTCTTAGAAATCCACAAGCAACAAAAAAACGATTGGAATATGGGAAAACTCATTTTCAAAATTCGTTTCAGAATAAGTTGGATGCTTCAGATGATGTAACCATGTCACACAAAACGGTTGGTCTATCTCTCGGTCAACAAATTTCACGAGCGCGACTAGCTAAAGGATATTCGACGCAAAAACAATTAGCTGAGAGACTTATGTGTTCACAAAAGATTGTCAATGATTACGAATCCGGAAAAGCGATTCCAGATAACAAAATAATGCAAAAACTGAGAAATATATTGAATATCACCCTCCGACTTTAATTAATCAAACATCATAAAATCTATCTTCAATAGAATTGAAACCTAAATATTTATCATCGATTTCCATGATACTTACTTCTTGCTCTAATTGTTTCAGTTTACAAGACAATTCTTCAATGTCATTCCAATACACAACACACGCTGGACTCAACGTTTCATATGGTCGTGGCATACAAAACTGTTTTTTACAATACATGTTTTTAAGTTCAATTTTAAGCTTTGAAATGCTTTTTTTTTTATGATGTAATAAATCACTATTTGATGATAAGTTACAAGCAGTTACAAAGCCACTCTCACATCGAAATGGTTTACTTAGTTTGAACTGAATCGATGGAGTCTTCATTTATTCTTTGTTTTCATTTCATTGTTTTAAATATTTTTCTGTTTCGAAGCGAACTTTTTTTTGTATCTTCGTGTTTCGTATCACCTCGAGTTGAAGACATAATGCTACGAACAACCAACACAGATACGGTAGAAGTAAAAGCTTTGAAGTGACATTATTTTCTAGCATTATCATCATTGAAAGTAAAGTAAATATCATGAAAAAGATTGAATACAAGCCATAAATATGGTTTTTTCTAACAAAAACCATCGGTGTCCAAGTCATGTTGACAACAAAATTCACAAATGTTACACATAGTAAAGGATAGAAAAAACGGGGTCGATTCACCAAAAGGTTGTATACAAAAGAGCCAAACAATATATAAATACTCGTCCATACGATTCCAAAAACGTACCCTGGTGGTTGAAATGAAACTTTTGGTATGTCGTTATATGTGTTAGATGGACTTATGAAAACAAAATTGATTAGATTCGATACAAATAGTGGTGTTAATGTTATTATAAGTTGAGTTATCATATTTAATATACTAGTATTTAATATTTTATACATTTCATTTTTCTGTTAAATTATATTAAATTTCTATTTATTTATCGAGTATATATTGATTGCGTTGTATTTTTAAAACAAACCTCGTCATGCAATGTATGTACAATGACGACATGAACTCAACACAGCAGAAATGTGATTACATCTTTCAGAATAATAGTACGATCCTTTGTGATACATTGAATTGTATCTTGAGTATTGGAACCCACATAGTGTCCATGATCCACATTTGGATCATGTGGGTCGTGGAAAACATATACACACGTTTTCATATCAAGTATGAATGTTCACCTACATTGTTAATCGGTATGTTACCGAAATATGTGCACATACTAATACTCTCTGTGGTAATATCTTCATTGTTGTGTTTATTTAATATGAAAGACCGTGTATCTAAATGCATGACATGTAAACGCAAATCGAGATACATAGTGAATCGCAAGTTTACGTTGTGTGGAAATCACCTGCATTCATTTTTGAAAAAGAAAAAGAAAAAGACAAAGACACATTGCTTAGATACACGTAGTGATCAGAATTTCTCGGACTCTAATGGTTTGCTGCTTTCCAAAAAAATTAAATTGAATCATTCTTTGAATTAGAATCGTATTTATACATTGTTTATTATTTATGAAGTTATGAACTTTTTTCCTCATGAAGTATAAAAATGGAAGACACAATATCTCAACAAATAGACTATGACATGCTAATTGAAAACGTTTACAACACCGTGAAATTACAAATTAATAATGATGACTTTTGTACGTCAGATATTATCGAGATCATTCCTTTCTTGATTTCAGTCATTGAATCAATAAAAAATTTAAATGGTTTAGACAAGAAAACTGTATGTATGCTTGTTTTGCGTAGAATCGTGAATCGAACTTCTAATGAGGATGATGAAAAACGGGCGACTCTTTTAAAATTTGTCAATGAAAACGCATCAAAGATGATCGACATTATTGTTTTTGCAGCAAATGGAAAGATGTTCTTGAAAAAAGCATCTAACTTTTCAAAAAGAGTATTTGATTGTATGCTGTGTTGCTGAAAAAGGACACGAACAAGATTCGAGATGAATGTATTAAATGGACACCGTATAATTGAAGACAATATTCATCCCAGTATGAAACGTAACGTACACTTTACTTAATATCGGAGGATGTTTAAATATCCACGACCAACACCCCATATTTGATTGACGAAACGTATCCACTTTGTTTACTACAATTTTGAATGAGTGTTTTTTATATAAAATCCAAATAATACTTGCAGTATTTGTGTTCTCGCGCTCATATAAAGCTGTTTTAACCACTCCATACACCCGTTTTGGTTTTTGTAAAATAGTTAATAGGATTGGATGAATCGATTCAAGATTTTCCGTAATAGTATCATTGCATGCAAGATCAGAATATTTTATTTCCAATAACGAAGATCTACATATAGGGCACGTATTTTTGATATGTTTCCATTTTCGAATGCAATCTTCATGAAATACGTGTCCACACTTCAGTGAATTCACATTATTTATTTTTGAATAGGTGTTCTCAAAACAAATCGAACACTCGTCTAGGAAATCGATTTTATTTGAATCATCTATTTTTTGGTAGGTACCACAAGAGAATACCATGATGTTATAAATATGTAATAATGTCTTAAAAAGTGCTTCATTTAAATGAATACCATATCGACGTTGGTTCAGTATTTTTATGTATTCATAACATCCTCAATTTCAACGAATTCTTCGCTGATGATGTGAGTGTGTGAAAAAAGAAAAAATTGATACTTGTATTGCAGTTTCATGTAAACAGAGATACAGTCTTACAAGGGAAAAATGCGGAACTTTTCAATGAATCGAACGTACACGAATAAAGTGTCATCCAATTACTACATAAACAGATACAAGAACCAGAAACAGAAACAAAAAATTCAAAACAAAATTTCAAAACTCGAATCAGCTTGTAAAATCAAATTGGCAGTTATCAAAACGAAATGTAATGATGGTGAACATACGGAATCTTGTCATGATTTATGGTGTGAAGTTGACGAAATTGCGGATCATGTCATTGACTTGAAACAAGAATTGTGTAAATATGATAATCTATAGTAATGTAAAACACTCTTCCTTAATCAACTTGAAATTAAATTGTACTTTTTCAGTTTTAATGCGTGTGTTTTATTTCATTACTTCGATTTTCACGTAGCATATCAATATATTATCAACTCAGGTTATTTATACCTTCTATGTAACAATCCATATCATGATCTGAAATCGGTGTTGGAAGCCACCTTTTCTTTTGGGTTTTAAGAGAGAATTTTCCGTGGACATGTTTAAATCTGAGTGGTAACGGTATATTAGTTACGATGTCGTTATTATGAACACATCTTGTATTTTTTAAAACGAGTTGTTTGTACAATTTGGTGAACTTTCCACAACCAATTCGAGGACAGCCAAATGATATACAGTCCACATCGATTGAAGGTTTATTCAATTTCAAGTCAAGTGAAAACAGTGAACCCAGCGCAGCTCCAAGGGAATGTGATGCGACCAATATGTTTCTGGGATTCGAATCTTCTATGTGTTTCAGCAACTTTGTGCGAATGCTTTCATATTGTGAATAAAAACCTTTGTGAACACGGACTTCTATTCCTCTGTCTTTACAAAACGCTGGGACTGTGCGTCGGATATTCAAGTCGATCAACACATCCTTTTTAGAAGAAGTTCCTCTGAAAGCTACAACCAAATCATAATCCGAACTGTCGTGGAAAACATATGCTTGTGCATCAGTATATATGTCTTCTACAAGAATTCCTTCCAACAAGTTTTCTGAATAAGACGATGAAGCGTAGTTTGCTGCAAGTAACAGTCTTTTTTTAATCGAGTCCATAGTATATGTGTTTATTTTATCTGAACTTTTTTTATTTATATACTCAGAACGAAGGACAATTGTTAATTTCAAAAGAAATTGCAAATGGTGATTCTTTAATAAGGCACACTAATGTGAAGTTTGTTATGATGAACTAGTTTGTTGTTGTTGTGACAATACATATTCTGAGGACTTTTTAATGATATCGTTTTCCATTATGATATCCTTAAGGGAATATTGTTGAACCTTTAATTTGATCACATTTTTCACGTAGTTCACAAATAGAGATTTAAAATCATTGTGTTTCGGATGTTGGGTTTCAAAAACAGAAAAGTCAAATAGATCAGTGTCTGTGACAATTTTACCGTCTACGACGATTCGATGATTCGAATCTATTGTAGCAGTATTCAATAAATACTCGATGTATTCATTTGAAACTACATTATATTTTGCAAGGATGTTCGTGAATAAGAAATAAAATAACATTTTACGAAGTTCGATCAATTCAGATTGCGTGATCGGATTTTCAATGAAATAACAATCCCTATACCCGTCATAAAACTCATATCTACGTTTCATGGGTTTCGCGTATTCTTTTTCTGCGCATTTCTTTTGTAAAGCTGTGTTGTTTTGAATATGTGTATGCAAATCCTGTAATTCCATTAAAATTTCGTAAAGGCCTTTTTGAGTTTTATCAGAGTTAACATAGTCATCACGTTTACTCAATGTCCCGAAATAGTTTTCATCATCTTTTGCAAAAAACTCATTCGAATAAAAGCCACGAGAAACGATATTATCCATAAAAAATACGAAGATTCTTTCCCACAAAGCGTTTTGAATATCATAACGTGTAGTTCCATTTTGGAACGTTTCTGGATTTCTTCGGTCATTTCCCATGTTTACCACAATCACTAAACACACAAGTAAAAGAGCTGTTATAAGGAATGTGTTCATTTTTAATATACATACAAACTTATTTGATTTTGTGTTCGATATTTTGGCTTGCCATTAATTTATATTTAAACTATAATAATGTTGTCACATCTTTTCTTTGATTTCATTAAAAAATATCCGTCCTATGTGGTTGTGAACTCATTATTGATGTTATTGGTTCCTTTGAATGACATTTATTTATCCAGTCTATATGGAAAGCTCTTCGAATCGATTCAAAGTAATTCATTCACACCAAAGATTTTTCATCATATTCTATTTGTCATTGCGCTTCTCCAAATCGGTTATTGTTTTAGTGACTACTATTTTTCCATACAGACTTGTAACTTTCAACAATATCTTAAACTTACGTTTTTAAAAGATATTTTTCACAAATTTAAATATTGTAGAGAGGAACCAAATGTGAGTGATTCCATGTCAAAGATATTACGTACACAACATATTCTTTCAGATTGGTATACAAAAGTGTTCGCATATCTTCTACCCATCATACTTCAAATCGTATGCACAGTGATTTTCTTTCTACAAAAAGACACGACTCTCGGATTGTATATGTGCTCTGTTTTTGTAATCTTTTCAATATTCATTTTATTTGGAAATAGAAGTTGCAAAAAATCAACACGAGAAATGGATACTTATTTGTTTGGAATTCATGACATTATGAGTGACATCATTGAAAATTATTTATCTGTCTTCAAGGGTGATACCATTTTAAAAGAGGTCACTTCTCTCAAAGAAATGTTTGTGTCGTATAGAAGCAAGAACAAGAAAGTGGTTTTGTGTGGAATCAAATATCGTATATTTTTGACCGTTGTAATAATCACATTTGTCCATTTATTTGTTCAAAGATGCCACACAATTCTCAAGGAAAAACAGCTGAGTCCGGCAACGTTTTATTCAATGTTTCTTATCCTTTCAAATTTGATTGGTAATATGATACGAATGATAAATGTTCAAAGAGATATGACGTTCGATTTAAATTTGATTCAAAACTCAGGGTTTTCAAGTTGTTCAAATGAGCATTATGTGAATGGAGAATGTCATACCATTGTTGAAAGTATTAACAATAAAAAACCAAATACTATTGTTTTAGAAATGAAGGATATTTCTTACAAGTATGATTCATCTAAAAAACTCACTTTACAGAATTTGAATTTACAAGTGTTTGACAAAGAGATTCTTCTCGTCACTGGACATATTGGTAGCGGAAAAAGCACTCTTATCAAGTTGATGACTCGATTGATATATCCTAGCAAAGGACAAATTCTTTTACATGGGAAATGCATTTACAACATACCAAGCAAAACATACTTTAGAAAAGTTGGATTCATGCCTCAAAATTCAATGCTTTTCAAACGAAGCATAATAGAAAATATAAAGTATAATAACTCAAATGTTAAAGACCAAGATATTATTGATGTAATAAAAACATACCAGCTTGAAAGTCATTTCCCTGATGGATTGGATGTGTCCAGTGCAACTCTTTCAGGAGGTCAACGTCAATTAATATGGTTCTTGAGAATATTTTTCATGAAACCTGATATTATCGTTATGGATGAACCTACTGCATCTCTCGATGAAGAAACAAAAATAGTGTTCATGAGAATAATGAAAACATTGTTAAGAGATAAAACAATAATCATAATAACACATGACCAGTTTTTGTATCCATATGGAACGAGAATTGTTACGATGAAACAACTTCAATGAAATAAGCTATAACATTTTTTCATTGAATATCATTAAACTCATAAATACAAATATAATAACTGTTAGTTTCAATAAGATTTCTAGAAAATATTCGTGACCGGCTCTATATATATTGTTAATGTCATAATTACCTGAAAAATATTGGTTATGAATTGGTTCATTGCTTGATTCGTGTGAATGTATTGTTTCATATTTTTCATCTATAATTGTATGATAACCATCATCTGTACTTACAAGACGTTGTGTTTTGTGTACATGGGTGTTTGGATCTCGCTCGAATTTCTCGGTCTTGAATGTTATGATAAGATACATAAAAAAGATTACAAATACATTCATAACGACTTTAATTGCGTTTTTTCCGTTCATATTTACTTTACATTGTAAATAGATTTAAAAGCAAGTTGAATTGTATTCATAAAACATGAATACTACATCTTACCAGAAATTCGTTAAAGGCTTTTATAAATTCACAGACGATTATAATAAAGAAATTCTTGAAAAACTTAGTGAGAAACTTTCGTTGACAGATGAACAAAAGATTCAAACGGAAGAACTACTATCATCACTTATTACCAAACCAGAAACTTCCATTAAGTCAGTTGTAAAGAAAAAACGTGAACCCACAGCATATAACCTTTTCATGAAAGACATGATTAAGGAACTTCGTGAAAAGCATCCAGACATTGATAAGACTGAACTCATGAAACGTGGTGCTGCAGAATGGCAGAAGCAAAAAGCCAAAACTGCAAAAAAGTGAAATGTGATTTCACAAAAGGCCTAAAATAATTGAATCTATAATCTTTTTTTCTATAAATGTTAATCTATTCAGCCATTGCAGGTTTAACATATATTGTCGTCATTTTCATAATTTTTTATATTTTAGGTGGAAGTCAGAGGAAGGAAATTTCAACGAAGTCTAAAGTGAAAACAAATAAAACCGCTAAAAGTGAAGTGAATGAACAAACGATACCAACACAATCGAATTCAGAAGAAAATGACAATCAAATTGAAAACTGAGGATTTTAAAGAAACATGAAGTTCGTTCAAAACTATCATAATTTACGTTTTTACAATTATAATTACATCGACTGAAGAAGAGAAAAATGAATAATAAGATTCTTTTTTGTTAGTATCCATAAATCAATGAAATATGATATATATTTCAGCAACAAGTGGAATTGTTTATTTGATAATAGTCGTGTTATTATTCCGTCCTGAATTGATTCAAAGTGACCCTAAACTAAAGACCTCATTGTATAATGACTATTTGGTTGATTTTATGACTTCAAATCCAATTGGTATGCAAGGAGTTCAAAAAAAAACCGATAATGTTATATCGACAGAAGAAGATAACCAAACATCTACAGAGGATGACCTCATTAAAAACTCAGAAGATACAAATGAGACAAACAATATCGATGAAAGAAACAATGATGACACAACAGAAGAAAATGGAAAAAATTCAAGAGAAGAAAGACCGTCTCGTGGTGAACGATTAAGTAAAAAAAAGAAAGATAAATACGATGATAACGATTATGGTTTTACAAACAATGATTCATCAGGACTTTTTAGCGGATTAAAAATTCCTTCATTACCAGGTTTTCCGAAAATAGGGTTTCCGAATTTGTCACTAGGA